TCCCACCGAGAATCGAACTCGGATCAAAGGTTTAGGAAAGATCTATCTTGATATATGAATATCAGAGAGTTACATCATTTCCTTCACTTTTTGTGGAATATTCGTAGAACTTCTGTCTATAAATGAAGAAATCCGCACCCAAAATGTAGGCACGGATCTCAAATGCAAGTTCCGATTATTACATCGGTGGTGCAAAGTTACATATTTATTTTCAAACAGCCAAATTTTCGAGAAAAAATCCGTCCACCTTCCCAGGCAAACGGATCCATGAATAGATTTATTCCACAAAAAGCGTTCATTTCTCCAGGAGCACTGTCCTGGCGAATGTTATACGTGTATGAGGATTGCTTGATACGATCTCCTGTCTTATACACTTCGTTCCGAATTTAAAGAATAAGAATTTTTTCGGTACTCTGTGTAAAACAGTGTATAGGGTATCTCTTGATACAATATCCAGGGATACCTTCTTCTTATCAAGAATCCCCTCCACGTTCACCCAGGGATCAGAATATCTGATCGCCTGTATCTTATATGCCGAACTATCCACATAGATGATACTGTCTTTCAGATCTGTTGCAGCCTTGATCTTCGTCTCGCTGGATGCCTTGTTGATCTGTTGAACACGTTTCAACTTAAGACTGAGATCCTTCACTATATCATTCAGATCCTGGAACTGTTCTTTCAGCTCAGTATTGTTCACCGTCACACTCTGGACGGATGCCACATCCTTACCTGTCTCAGTCTTTCTGTGTCTGACTGAATCCACAAGTGCTGCCTGGTTCTTTTCGAGCCTGGCATTTTCTTTCCTGGTTTCCCTCGTATGCCTATACACATACGTACCGGCAACAATAAGGGCTATAATAAGTAAGGGAAAGCACTTATCGAGTAATCTTCTGATCTTATTTTCCATGCTCCTTGATATAATTAATGATACCTTCCACGTGAACCTTCACGATAGCATTCTTGCCTTCCAGTGACAACAGCCAGGACACATCATCCTTATTGTCCTGGAAGAAGTTCTCTGTTAGCACAGCTGGGCACTTGGTATGCTTCAAAATGTAGAAGCCAGCCTCAAAGTCTGGATCCTTATCAGAGAAATCTGTGCGGATCTTCTTGCCAGCCAGGATCTTCTTTGCAGCATCATAGAGGCTATCAGCCAGAACGTCTGCCTTAGTCTGACCACGTGACGTGAAAGCACTCCAGCCAGAGGCATTCATCCACTGACCATTGCCAGCGGCATCCACGTGAACCGATACCAGGATCACATTGCCAGCTCCAACCTTACCACAGATGGCATTCACACGCTTGCACCTCTCAGACAGAGATACATCGTTATCCTCTGTGACGATACGCTGTGCATCATAGCCCTTAGCCTGGAGCTGCTTCACAACTTCCTCAGCTATTTGTCGGGCATACTTGTATTCTCGGAAAAGACCATCTGGTGATCTTTTACCTGGTGTTTCTTCACCATGACCATTGTCTATAAGTATCTTCATAACCTTAATCTTTAGATCTGTTTTTACTTGCCTGTGAAAGCGCATCTGTAAGAGCATCCACAAGCTCCTGTCTGCTTACCATTGTCTTAGCCAGCTTCTCAACACGTGAAAACTCTGTTTTGGTTTTCTCGTCTGCCTTCTCTCGCACCGATAGCCACTCCACAACTAGAAGGAATATGCCAACCATGCAAGTAACTATAGGAATGCCTTCCAGGATCTCCAGGTGGACTAGTGCCATGACCTTACATAAGGAGATCAGCAAGTCTATACCAGCCGCTATGAGCATACCACCTTCGTAGGTAATGAACTTGATCAGCGACCGCTTCAATCCCCAGGAGGATCTTATCTCACCTCTGACCTTAGCTTTAGCCAGACCAGAGGCAAGATCTATAGCCATAGCAAGCAATACGATAAAACAGGCTATCACTATAATGATAAGCTCCATTCTCACACCAATTAATAATGAATACATAGGCTCTATCTGTTCTTTTTGAATTTGCAGCGTTGATAGAATCTGAGATTATCTTCATCATCCATGGTGATAGGACTGGAAGGAGAAAACATTTTAAAGCCAGCGTTCTCTCCATATCTAACAACCTTGATCACTCCACGGAACGGAAACTTTCTGTTAGGGTTAAGGAATAGTTCCTTTAGCTTCTTGCTCTCAGTGAAGAAAGCGGATGCTGGTTCCATATCGTTAGGGTTGTTGGAATCTGGAGCATAGGCTACCAGGCAGCGATCTCCATTCTCAGTGCTCTTGTTAATCGCACCAGTGAAAACCTTAACCTTGTTTATCACTACATCTATTGAGGTGAACTCACAGCAGAAAAGATCAGCCTGGTTTCCTCCTTCCTCATCGACAAAATCTTCTATCTCCATATCCTAATTAGATGCTGTCTGGAATGTTATAAGTTACACAATCAGCCTTAACCATCGCTTTGATAGCCTTGCGATCTTGCAAGAATGCCTTGTAGGATGCAACAGCATTATCGGCTTCCTCATCCTCCAGGATACCAAGCTGTGCAGCCTGGTAGTCATTCACCAGCTTCTGCTGCTGATCCTGTGGGTACTTCTCAGTGAGAAGCGTTTCGAGGATGTTGTTACCTGTGCGAGGATACTCAACACGCAAGCTGTCATACTGCCAGCTCTTTACCTTCTTAGGCTCTGAGCCTTCACCTTCGCCAGCCTCTGTGTTACCAGCGTTCTGTTCCACCTCAATCTCCTTGATGTTGTGGTTGTAGTTGAACGTACTCTGACCATTTCTCAGATCATCAATCACCTGTGGCTTATCTACAGAGATCAGCCCTGTTTTCAGTCTTAATGTTTCCATAATTTATACATTTATTAAATATGAAATTCTTGTGTTGTTCCGAGCACTTAATGATCCAGCCATATTCGGATGGAAATAGGTGCTTGATGTCCTCTTCATTCTTAATGAGATAGTGCTTCTGAGTTTCCTCCAGTTTCTTGTAGAACTTAAGAAGGATCGTCTTTCTCAGCAGAATATTATAGTGGTTCTGCTTGAATCCCACAAAGTCGATAGAGCGATCATCTACAGGAAAGATCTGCCATGTGTGCTTAAATTCCACATGAAGCTCAGCTCCCAGGTACAAACCAGCCATATCCAGAACGAACTGGAGTGCTTCTTTTGTTTCTGCCAGGAATACCATATCATCCATATATCGGAAATAGTATATCTTGCAGCCGAACTTCTGCTTAACCATCCTGGCAAGTTCTTCCTTAACCCAGTGGTCAAAGTATGCCAGATATATGTTAGCCAGATACTGACTTGTGAAATTGCCAATAGGCAAACCTACATTCTTACCGTTACTATCAATTATCTTAAACAGCAGCTCCAGGAGATCCTCATCATCTATGGTGTATCTTAGGATAGCCTTCAATACAGCATGATCTATGTGGTCATAGTACTTCGTAATGTCCGTTTTCAGACAGAACTGTGTACCAGCGAAATCAAGCATGAGTGCCTTGCCTACATCATCAGCGCATTTCTGGATGCCTCTACCTTTGATACAAGCATAGGTGTTGGCTATGAAAATGTGCGTCCAAAAAGGGCTTAACACGTTGATCACGCAGTGGTGAATGATACGATCTGGAAAGAAAGGTGCTATCATAATGATACGATCTTTTGGATCGTGTATCTCCTTCACCTTATATTCACCAGGAACGTAAGTCTTTTCAGATAGGATCTCATACAGAATCTGTAGATTTTCATTGATGTTCTCATTGAACTCATCTATCTCTGTGCGATCCTTCTTACCCTTCTGTGCTGTGTACTGAGATAAGATCAAATTCTCTGTTGAATATATCAGAGGATATACGTTTCTTATCTTTGCAGTAGGAGATATAAGCAGCTTACCAGTATTACCTATGTAATAGCCTACATCATCGAAATCTTGATACACATAAGGGATGATCACCTTATTATTATCCTTAGTGCCGTGGACGTTGTTCTGAGCTTTGTGACCCCATTGTCTTACTTGCACAGCTTTATTATCCATCATATATTATTTTACCATCCACCAGACGTGCCAGTGGATCCTGTGTGGTAGGGTGGCGAAACTCCTACAATATCTTTATTAAATTAGAAATCACGGTAAAAGCGGAACCCAATATTCGTATTCGAATTCGAGGAGCGATTATTCGCATTCAGATAGCCGAACCCAGCATTCGCACCATTATTCGCATTCGCACCGAGCAGAGCACCCCTGGAGATCGCCACCGTGTATATTTTTACTTTATTTTCTCAATTCTGATTTTTTCTGAAATGCTTTGAAAGTTCAGTGTACTTTGCAGCCAGGTCGAAGCCGTGCCGAACCGCACACCGAACTTTCCGTACCTTATTTTTTAATTTCGGCACAAGCGGAACCCAATAGACGTAGCCGAACCCGAGGAGCGACTATTCGCACCCAGAGAGCCGAACCCAGCAGTCGCACCATACCTCGCAGTCGCACCGAGCAGAGCACCCCACCAGCCTACTGTGGCATTCTTCCAGAACTGATCTGTATTACCTGTAGTAGGTGAGCCACCTACCTTGCTAACAGCTGATAAGCCGTAACTGGTGATACCCTCTACAAGTCCCCAACCATCATCACGTGGCAGTGATACAGCCGCCTCATATCCTTCTGGAACCGTTGTGGCAGAATCAGAGTGAGAGGTAAACTTAGAAGGATCCTTGCATACATACAGCGTGCTTTCGCTTTCGCCATAATATACCAGGAAATCATCTGCCAGCATCCAGAGATATTCAAAAGGAACACCGAAACCACGGTATGATGTTACCTGGAATACCTTATCTGTGCCACCACCAGCCCAGTTCTTAACAGTATAGGAAACCTTTCCTGTGTTGTTACCAAGTGGAAGCGTGACACCGCAAGGGATGAAAGGATTTACTCCATTGTGAGTATTCCACTGAGTATAGTCACAAGAGCATCCAGATCCAAGACCTCCCTGGTGATAGCCCTCATCTGTAAGCTGATCCGTGTAAGCATCCTGGTTGTACATTGAAGCGTATTCGATACGCTGGAACCACTTGATCGTGTTGTAAGCCCTACCAGCTCCATGATGGATGCCATTACCAACAGCGTTACACCATCCACGAACAGTGCTCTTGCTTACTGAGGTACGACCCATACCGATCAGACTTCTGTACGTTCCATCCCATGAAGCGTTATTGCTACCACCACGGCAATTAGCGGCATTAGCTGAAAATACTGGCAGACCGTTTTCGTCTCGCTTCACATTATCGCCATCCCATGTAAGGAAGGAAGCCGATACAGGCTTCTTATTAACATTATCATAAGTAGCGAACCAAGGAGAGATCGTTTGTCGTTCTACCTTAGTGAAACCTGGAAGCGGATACTCACTGATAGCATAGATCCATGATGTACCATTGATCTCCAGACGGAAATAGAACTCTGGAAGCTCCAGCATCACATTACCATCTGATCCATCCAGGATCGCCTTAGCTCCACCTTCTGTTAAGCGAGAATCGTTAGGATGAAGGTAGTACTTAACTGTACCATCCTCATTTTCCACGAAACGCTTCATACGGTTCTGGAGCGGCAAAGTTTTATGCAGTTCCAGGTTGCCCACTCTCTTTAACTTGTAGTCCTTGCTTGTGTTGTCGTGCTGAACACCATACCACATATCATAAGGGAACTGTGGTTTTGTTCCGCTACCACTACCTAAAATTAAACCCATGTTATTATAATTTAGAATACCTTACCAGATCCCCAGTAAACTTCATATTCATCCAGCGAGATAGCACCTGGGGAAATCTCTGTTATCATAGCTGGAGACCAGTCACCAATAGGAACTGGCAAAGGGCTTGCGCCTTTATCACCGATCAGCTTGCAAGTGAGAAGAACGTTTGAATCCATTGTGTTGATCTTCTTCTGGCGAACAAACACAGAGAAACTGCTTCCATCCTCTAACTTGAAGCCTTTTTTCAGATCCTCTACCTTTCCGTGGGAAAGGATACGGATACTCTTTACTTCATCCATACGCTTAAACGTGTTTGATGTTTATAATTCTTATTCTGCTGCAAATATACAAAAAATGCGTATGAGATACGCATCAATTAAGATTAATTATACAAATATCTACCAAAAATCTTATATTACACCTCCTTTCCACATTAAAAGTAGGGCTATGCCCTGGATGATCTGTCCTACCAGACCACCCAGGATCGTAGCCAGGAAATCAAGCCAGTCCCACTTGTCTCCGTAAGACTTATCCTTGAACTCCATACCAGCAGCCAAACCAGCCACGAACAAAATAGTAAGCAAGAAGCCACATGGTATGGCACACCAGAAATGCTTCTGCCTGTTGCTCTCAGTTATCCAGCTCATTGTTTTTGTATGTTTGATAAAACATTCTCCAGACCATTGATCCGATCCCTCAGCTCCTGGCGAACCTGGTGAAGCTCCTGGAGATCGTAAGGCAATTCGTACCCAATAAGGGATGCTTCATAGCACTTCGTGATCTTGTAGTCCGATCCAGAAAGCTCATCTTTGAGATCCTGGATCTTGCGTTTGTACATCTGAGCATCTGGAACCTTCTCATACTTGAATGCGATATGATCACCAGCATCATAAGGGATGGTTCTAACTACATAGCCTTCTTCACACTCCAGCTTGCTCTCATCAATATCATCCACAGGCTTCCAGCCCTGGATAAGGAGATCCTTAGTCTGATCTTCTGCAGTAATGATCTTCTGGTGGATCTTCCCATCAGTTCCCTGGTAGCTCTGGCAGTAGTCTGATACTTCCTTTCCTTCCAGGAAACCGAACTCATTAATCTGACCTAGTAACTTCATAACTTTAATATTTATACTTACTTACAGTCCATACATTAGTGATGGTAGAACCTTTCACCCATATACCAAAGACGAACTCCAGGCACTGACCTTCTCCACAATCATAGTAATCATTCTCACTTGTATCATCGTAGATATGCTGCCCAGACATCGGTCGAACACGCATTGCTCCAGCTCCCATCTGCTTGAACTTGATTATTCTTCCGTTCTTAGTGTCGTTAGGCAGATATACATCCTTAACTACATTCCTGTTACACAATCCGATAACGAATGATACGCTTTTAGGAATACAGCGTTCACTATAGCTGGAATTATCACCTATGAACCTAGTGTTAAGGATCAGTCCACACGCTTTGAGATCCCAGAAATATCCACCGTATGCTGGAGCTGACCCCTGGTTATCAGCTCTACCATATACACCAGCTACAAGCGTTTCATCAGCATTCAACTCATAAGCAGACTTAGATACATTAGCGAATCCGAGACCCACGATAGCCGATCTGTGCGATCTTCCTGTTGATGCTGATATGGAATCGGTTCCAGCCATGTTAGCGAATATTCCAGATGGTGACATATAAGCGGTTCCTGTTGAATAGCTTGGCGCATTCTTTGCAGTTGCCTGTACTACACCTCTGTTTGCATCAAGAGTGATCTTAGCACCCATGGTGGTGTATAGTGAATGATCTCCACCAGATATAGCACTCTCCACCTGGATCAAACCTCCCTTAGCATCAAGAGTGATCTTTCCGCTGGATGTTGTACTCAGAGTAGAAACGATCTTACCTCCAGACAGGAACCAGTCTCCGATATTAGCACCCTCAGCAAGAAGCAAGTTTGTTGCTATGCTCTCAAACTGAGCACCGAAAGGGTTCCACTTGGATGTGTTCGTAGGAGCCACGTTAGAGAAGGTTCCAGCATCGGCACGTGAAACGTAATAGATACCATTGTACTTGACAATATCAACACGGTACTGGGTTCCGTAGTAAGTCTTGGATGCTGAATATTCTCCACGATAGATAGGAGCCAGGCTATAGCCATCTTTTCCATCAATTCCATCCCTTCCGTCCTTACCAGGTGTTCCTGGAGCACCATCCTTTCCTGGAGTGCCAGGAGCACCGTCTTTTCCGTTGGTTCCATCCTTACCGTTTGTACCATTTGTGCCATCCTTTCCATCCTTGATCACTGGAACACGTTCTGTGTCATAGACGTTGCCAGATCCATCCTTAAGCGTGAAATCCACAAATGAATCAGAGCTTGATACGTTGATCGTGATAGACTTCGCCTTAAGCTGTGTCGCTGTGCTCTTGGATGATGCAAGACCTACCAGATACAAGTCGGCAGTGTTTTCTGGAGCCTTACCACCAACCTGTTTCATCTGTTTTGCAGTGATCTTGGAAGGAGATACATTTCCACTCTTATCAACCTTGACACTGGTACATGATAGCTCCAGGTATCTTGATACAGCATCCGATCCATCCTTGCCAGGATATACCTTAGAGATCGTATATACAGCCGAATAGGTAACACCATCATAAGTGCATGAGATTGTTAGTGTTGCCTTATTGCTACTCATATCTATGTTAGTAGCCTTTCCTGTAGTGGTACTGAAACTACAGTTGCATCCGCTTGCTGAACATGAATAGTATATACCAGATACTACAGAGGATCCCTTATAGAGAGTAGCCTGGGTTCCCTGGATGGAACCGATCACATTACCATTTGAATCGCAAGTAACGGTTTCATTCTCGTTAGAGAGATCAAGCCTACAGGTTTCTTCTACAGCTTTGGCAGTAGCGAACATCCTGTTAGCGATATAAGCAGAGATCTCAGCATAAGGAGCACTGGAAGAATCAGAGCTTTGGATCATCTGAGCGTAACCTTGTGCCATGCCTGGTATTCCCAGGAATGCAAATGGATAACGACCCTGTGCCCTATTGTGGAGATCAGTTCCTCCACAATACTTAAGCGCATCTATCAAGCTATCATTCCAGGCTACAGCATCATAGCTTACCAGGCAAATGAAGCATTCAGAGTTATATGCCTTGATCTTTTTGGCGAATGCAGTCAGCGTGGAATCTACATTGCTATATGTGTCACATTTGTACGTTTCCAGCACAGCCAGAGAAGAACGATCCACCCTTACCAGGGTTAAACCTCTGGTGGCACAAGTGATCGTCTCTGTCTTGGTTCCGTTGTAGATCGTAACCTGTCCGTCTGCTGTTCTGTTCATGCCTGTACCCCTCAGATAGATATACTTGGAATCAACACCATCAACGCCATTCTTGCCAGGATCGCCTGTAAGCCTGGTGTAACGTGCCTGTGATTTCTTTCCGTTGGAATCAACCTCTACCACCTTCATCCAGAGATAAGGATAATCTTTGGTAGTAGCTACAGGCGCATCCGACCACGTTGTGTAGATCCTTGGTGAAGTGAACACATCCTTAGTCGTGAGATCCTTGGAAGTAGCGAATGAATAATCTGTGTACTTTCCGTTTGCACCAGCTTCGCCCACGATCTTGCAAGCCTCTCCCCAGGTGTTGCCAGAATCGGATGATGTTTGCATCCATTGATCTCCAGTCTGGAATGATGTATGCCAGTTCTGCTTGTCGGATGAATAACGTGCCATGATCGAAACTCCATCCTTGCCATCGTAAGGTGAAATACGTGTAGGCACACTCCAGTTAGAAAGCAGCTTATCTGCCTTATCCTGGTACACCTTGACAATATCAACATCAGCCAGAGCACCATTGACCATCCTAAACTCATCATAGCAGTTTGCGCTTGCATACATATTGCTATCATAGACCGTGAAACCGATCAGCTTCTTGTTAAGAGAAGCCGTTGCCTGTCTTACACCATTCAAAAAGCATGATACGGTGCGATCACTGAATCTGAATGCCAGGTGCATCCATGTTCCAGGCTTCACATCCATTTCCTTCATATTGAGAGTGAAGGCAGCATCCTGGATAGCCCATCCGATCTTCTTCTGATCCGTCTTGAACCAGAAGAATAGTGTGAAATTCTCCCCGAAAGGAAGATCATACTTAATTCTCAGATCTGAATCATCTGGAAGGCTCAGAAATTGGCGATCTCCTTCTGTAACTATGGAACCGCCAGAACCTAGCTCTGTGGAATAGTTACCAGTTATATCCTTACATCCATCCTTAAGCGAGAAAGGTATATGGCAATAGGTTTGCTCTACCAGCTTACTTTTCTGTGCCATACTCATCCAGAGATATTCCAGTTTGCCGGCACTTGGCATCTGGAGGCTCCATCCTGTAGGCTCCAGGGCTGTAGCATCGAGAGTAGGAGGCTCAACTGTAGATCCGTTCTTTGCGTACCGACATTCAAAGTAGGAGCTTGCAGCAGCATCAACACCGCTGTTTCCAGCTTCACCCTGGATCAGTGCCCAGGTGTATCTCGTAGGATTGCTGCTATCCATTTCCTCGAAGTCTGTGTACTGTCCCAGGTATGATCCTGGTTCTTCTCCATTGTTGCCTGTGAACGACAAACCGCCATCGTTGGAATACTTGAAGTGGGTGTAGCTGGTTCTTCCATCCTCACCAGGTGCGCCTGGTGTTCCCTTCTCTCCATCCTTGACGTATGGCATTGAGATCTTAGTTACGATCACCTGGTTTGTGCCAGCCAGAACCACCTCCAGGCTCATATTCGCCTTAAGGGATGTTTTCAGATCACTCAGCTTATATGAGGTATCAAGAGAGATCGCCTTAGATGTAGGCTTACCTATGTGATCGGTTCCATATCCAAACAGGGTTAAGGAGAATCCCTTTGGAAGGGATGTTAAGTTCTCTGTGTTTGAACCAGTGATCTTGTTAAGCGACACTCTCAGAGAATCGCCAGCCGCCACCATCGTATCTGAATAGATGCGAACACTAGGAAGGATCTCATACATCACAGCATCCTCACCCTTAGCCTTGACACCTGTGTTAGTGGCTCCGATCCACCAGTAACCATTCATAATGTAAGGAGTATCGCCAGCATCACCCTTGATACGACCGCCATTCTTCCACACCTTGTGAACATCATCCCAGCTGTATAGATCTCCAGCCACGATATAAGCATCACCAGGTGAGCCTTTAGGATGTGCAGCCTTAAGCTCAGCCTCGCTGTCATAGGATCCCAGGATATTAACACCCTTACCATCCACACCTTCTGCCTTGATACCTGTATCTACAGATCCGATCCACCAGTTTCCGTTATCTCCGATCTTTGGTGTTTCTCCAGCTTCTCCATCCTTACCCTTGGCAATACACTGCCAGTAGGTTCCTACAGTAGGAGCATAGCCCTTAGTAGGTTCGCTGTAGATGTATCTGTATGTGGCTGTCACACCATTATTCGTGTAAGAAACTTCATCACCCTTATAGTACACATAGGATGCGTTGTATTCGCCACGGTACACACCGATCTCAGAAGAATCTCCAGATGTAGATAGGAGCCTTACGTTATGAAGCGTGATCTGTCCTCTTTGCTGAACGTTGTAATCTATGTAAGACTGCTTATCTCCCATTCTGAATTTGTTACCATCCAGATCCAGGTAGCAATATCCATCAGAAGTTACGATCTTACCAGTAGTGATCGTGTTGCCATTGATACGTGTGAAACCGTATGTAGTTACAAAGTCTCTCCAGCTGGCATCATACACAGAAGAAAGAACTCCAACCTGGAAGTAGTAGTTGTTCGGATCGGATGTAGGCTCAAACTTAAGCTGTTCCTGGGTTAGATACCAGGATCCTGTATCTCCTTTCTTGGAGCACTTGGCAAAGAGATAATAACCTCCAGCCTCTGATAAGGTAGCTTCCAGTGCAGCTATCTTCCAGTACCTAATATCTGTGTCTGAGATCGAAAGATGGCAAAGTGTTCCAGATGTAGCCTTGAAAAGGTTAGGATCACCACCCAGGTTCGCTTGCATGATCACGTCTGCCAGAACAAACTGCTGGCTCTTGGAGCCTACAGTGAGCATATTTGTGTCTATACTGTTTGGCTTGATGTTGTCTGTATCGAAATATCCGTCTGGATCGTAGATCATGTTTCTCAGTTCTTCTGTTGTTCTCCAGCCATACTTTGCCCTGGTAAGATCTTTCAGCCTGTTAGCCTCCAGGATTGTGTCGTGCTTCTGTACGTTGATAACAGCCTGGTTTATGATGCTGATCGTTGCTGTATCAGAAATAGTGAGAGTGTAATCGTGTCTCAGTAACAGGTTCCTCTCAACCTTCTGGATACGGATATTCTTCTCCAGGTTGAAACGCTCATCCTTGATAGGAACGTAATCACCAGGAGTGAAAAGGCAGCTATCGCTATTCTTTGGCATATTCTCAATAAAATAGCTTCTGGAGAAGGTAAGCGCATACTGTGCCCTGGCTTGTTTAGCCTGTAAGAACTTGTCATATACATAGAACCAAAGATCTTCCTCAGCATCCTCTATGTAAGAATCTGGCATGATTATATCCGTGATCTTATACTGATCTCCTTCTCTGATCTGGAAGGCTGTGGTGTTGCTTGTAGGGAACACAAGCCCACGTGCATCCTTATATGGCTTAAGGATGAATTTCTTTGCGCTGTGATCGTAATCATGTAGCTCAAACTCACGACCAGCCAAACGACCAGTGATAAACGTGATCTTTGCAGAGGTTCCATCTATGAGGTATGTGGTTCCATTGCTGTTGGATGCTTTCAGATCGAAGTCCATTGTATCATCCATGAAGGTATAGACATCATCACCCAGAGCTGTCACCTTGCCTGTGCGTCTAGGATAAATATCATCGTTCTGGATGGCATCTTCCTCCACACCGATCTTCTTGCTCAGAGCCGCATCTTCTATGTATCGCTTATTATCATCTGTGCAGCCTATCTGCATCGTTTTAGCTTTTACGACCGTACCATCAGATAATTTATGATCATGCTTATTCAGTCTCTGAGGATAAGGAAGCTGGAGCCTTTCAGAATAATTTCTGTAGGCTGTTGGAATGTTATTGGTTCCACCTTCACCATACATTCTGGTAATGATCGCCTTATCATCCACCTTACCTTCCACCAGCGTGAAAAGACCGTGCCCACGTCCCCACTGGAAGTATTTCTCACCATTTGGTGGTGTTACTACAGATCCGAACTTACCGATCTTGATATGGTGGATACCATCCTTATCTGTAGTGATCTGGAAGTCCACATCAAAGTCCTTACATTCGTTCTGCAGTGTCTGTAGGCAGTTCTGGCATGAGAAACTTACCGTCTTAGGCTCAGTTTCTGGGCAGTCCTTATCATCAAACACCCATTCGCCAGGGTAGTCTCTGTTCATGTTGTAGATGATCACCTTCACGAAATCCTTTATGGAATAGGTAAGATCGAAGGTTAGAGAGGTGGATCTTCCGTTTACGTCTGTATCACGGAACATCACCTTCATAAGATCATAGATGCAGCCATACAGAGTGATAGAATAGTTATACTGATCCTCTGAATTTTTGGTACGATCCACCGTTGTACGGATGGTGTACCAGTCGGAATCTATCTTGATCTTATCGCCCTTCTCAAAGTCGATCAGAAATGTGGATACCACCTCCAGTGTGACGGTATCATCTGCCATTAGTGATCGGCTTTGCTGAGCTGTCTTGACGGCACAGAAAGGAATCCTCTTATTCAGAGGAATCCTTGTGCCATTGCGTTTGATTAATGTAAATTGTCCCATATAACAATATCGTTAGTACTGAAATCAGTTATATCCTCGATCACACCAGCCATGATCACATCGTACTGTCCTGGCTGTGGATAATTGTGTACCACGTGCTGCTTGGATCCAGACACGTTAGGTGTCATGCTGCCATCGCCCCAGTAAATATCAACCATCTTATAACTTGTGAAGTCGATAACACATTCAGTGTTTGCTATTGATCCTATGTGTCTGAGCACTCGCTTAACAGGGTTGTACTCTACCAGCTTCAAAGTGAAGGTTCCAACCATCAAGCCCTCGTTATACTTGCCCCAGGTTTTATCTGGATCGGCTTCATCCTCACGTGTGACCTCATACACAAGAGGCTTGGCATCACCATCATACTCACATACGAAACGCTTAGTACCACCTCCTTCAAACTCATTGAAGAACTCTCTTACCCTGGAAACAAACTGGGATCTGCTGGAAGCCTGGATGAAGCATTGCAGCGTGATTGTCCTATCCTTGTATCTTGGGTTAGAGGTATCCTTGACTGTTCCGTGATAATCATCCCAGTCCACTTCCAGACTTGACTTTTTAGCAAGACCACCAACCAGACCAGCAGATTTAGACACCTCCACGGCAAAGTCCTTGAAGTTCTTTCCGTTGATGTAATATTCTACATCCGTCTGGTAGTTAGAGGCAGCTCTGATCTCTGTGAAAGACATTGCCTTGTTGAACACTTTTAGATCATCCACCTGTGCCTCACTGCCAGCCAGGTTGAAATCATTCAGTGTGAAGCCTGTAGGAGATCCGTCTGGAAGGCTTACCACATCCAGGAGCTGGTTTTCAGCATATACCTTAAGTGTTGTTCCTTCCTTTACGAAAACTAACTGGATATAGCCAGTCGTTCTGTTCGCCAGAGATTGTTTAATGAAGCCCTGTCTGTAGTTCTCCAGTCCGCTGTAATTAATGAGCCATACAAGATCTGTGGTACTCTTAACATAGCACATGAGAGTGAAGTTTCCAGAGAGCGGAATCGCTGTCACTGTAGAACACTCTCCTGTAAGATTGAGAGCCAGAGCCTTGCCGTGTGCTGAATCCTTAGTGAATCCAGCACCGTTAGAAAGCTCAGCATCGTTCCTGTACTGAGAGAAATCATAAGCCTTTGATCCTTCTGGATCATCGAAAGGCAGATAAAGAACCATATTTGTATCCATAATCTTGATGTTTTAGGCGATCCCCTGTGATAGGAGAGAGCCGTTATTTTGAAGTTTTTTAAAATCGTTTCTTAAGCCTACCATTTCCTGGTGGATCAGTTCTGTATTGTGAGCTGTCTGAGCCTGGTAGATCAGCTGGTTCCTGGCTACATCTGTAAGATCTGCCAGGTTGATGTTTGTCGCATTCATCGCACCAGCGATCTTTGAGCCTGTTTCCTCAGAGAGTGAAGCCACGGCTCCCTCCAGGGAACTTTTATCCAGAACATCATCAGCTGTTTTAAATTGCTCATTGATCTTCTGAGCCGCATCCGTTGCGCCATGGATGATGCTGTTCTTAAGGGAATCAAGTGCCTCCTGTTCCTTGTCTGTGATCGTAGTGCCACCATCAGAACCATCCTTCATGGCATCAGCCCACATATTGTACCACTTCTGCAGTTGATCTTTAAACTGGGCTTTATACATCTGCTGGATCAGAGATTTGCGCATCATTTCAGAGAAATTATTAGATAGGTTCTGTAGCATAGTCTTTGCATCTGAATCCATATCCGTAAGCATATCCTGGAAATCATCGCCAACAGAATCAAAGTCCACACCAGTAATGCCTTCATTCAGAGTTTTAAGAAGCTCATCCTGGGCATCCTTGACACCTACCAGGTCATTCAAGTAGTCTTGTGTGTCCGAATCCAGTTTAGCAAAGAAAAGAGGCGCTTGCTCCTTTAAAGTCATTATCTGTTCGATAGTGAGATCAAACAAACCAGTCATACGACCACTTTTAATGCTGTTCAAGATCTGCTGTGTGATATTGTTCTCCTTAGCCCATTCATCCAGCTGTCCCCAGGCTTCTGAACTCATATTCTCTCGCTGCTTGACACCATGAGAGGCTTTTGATCCAATACCCAGGAATCCATGGCTGGCTCCAGAGTTAAGGTAGTCCTTACCCATCTGTCTTGCAGCATCGGCTTGCTTGTCATACAGGCTCTTTGCATACTCGTATGAGTTCTGTGCGTTCTTGACATCCAGAGTGGAAACAAGTTCCTTCTGCTTGTCGATCACATCATTCAGAACCTGGATATAGCTCTTATACATTTCCTTTGCCTTCTGATAAGCCGCTTCACCATCATCATCTGAGAAGATGGAAATGATCTTGCCGGCTATCTGGTAAGCTGACGAAATGATAGTGAGGATAACGGATGCTTTCTCCAGAGTGCTGATCGCCTTGGATGAAGCGTTTGCCGCTGTCTCGAAGCCCTGGATGGAAGCCATCGTTACAGATCCGATCTGACCGATCAGAGAAACAACCTCACCAACAGTGCCACCGATCGTAGAACCAACTTGATCCAGGTTGTCACATAGCTCCTTGATGGAACCAGTAACGCTTTTCTCAGCTGCCTGGTACTGCCTGTTCTTCTTGATCTGCTTATCCTTTGCCTGTCTGAGGTTTTCAAGTGCTGCCTGTTCCTCTTTGGATCCCTTACCGAATTTAGTCTGTGCCTGGGTAACTCGCAGTTCTGCCTGTCTCAGTTCCTCATCGGCTGTTTTAAGATCCTCCTTAGCCTTCTTAAGGGCAGAGAAAGGGTTTCTGTTGTTGATCTCATCAGTAAGCTCCTGGATGGTGCTTGTGTACTCCCTCAGATCTTCTGGGTTCAAACTCTCAGCCGCTGTTTGCTTTGCACTCTCAAACTCTTGCTTCAACTTCTCCAGGGTTTCTGTCGAAACATCATTCAAGTTCTCAAATGCCTTGATGTAGTCTGGATCTGCCTTAAGCTGTTCCAGATCTACAGCCATAAGAGATTTTCCCTTTGCCGCTGTAGCCTGTGCTATGGCTCCAGTTAGCTTATCCACCTCATCGGTGTTGCCTGTAGCCTTTGCCTTGGTTCGCTTCTTCTCCAGGAGTGAAATATCCGCATCAAACTCCTTTTCGATAGCCAGTCGCTTCTGAGTGTAGTCCTGGTATTGCTCTACCATTTTAGCTACATCTTGATCTGCTGCCTTCTGCTTATCCTCCAGGAATATTGCACCCTGGAGCTTATCTTCTGGGTTCAAGCCGTAGCCTCCATTACTCAGCTTATCCTTGGCATCAGCTATAGCCTGGAGTTTTTCATCCAGGGTGGAAGCCTTGGAGATTGCAGCCTCCACACTATCCTTGAAGGCATCCATAGCAGACTTAACTCCCATCAGCTCATCCCTCTGAACCATAAGGGAATTAAGATCGCTGTTTTCCTCATCCGATAAGCCACGCTTAGCCTTTGCTTCCTTAAGGGCATTGATGTGTCCGTTCACCCATGCCAGGAAGGATGTGCCAGACTTGATCAGATCAGCGAATTTCTTATCAGCTACATCCTTGCCCAGGTTCTGCTGCCACTGGTAGTATAGTTCATACTGCTTACGCTTGTAAGCCATGATCTCATCAAAGGTTTTCTTTTCAGTAGTGTTGCCGCCACCACCGCCAGTGTGACCACCTCCACCTCCACCAGAGCCGCCTTTGTCTCCAGTGAGTGCTGTGAGCCTTGACTTGGCATCCTGTAGCTCCTTCTGCTTATTTGCGATATATTCTGCCAGGTTGTTCTGTTTGACCTTTCCAGCTCTGGCATTCTTGATCTCCTGGTTTAAACGAGAGATCTGTGATCGAACACTGGCTACTTGCTGTCCGTAAGTCTGGATCTTCTTAGTACCACTATCTGTAGCAACAGTAGTGGTTCTGATCTCAGTCTTTAGTTCTTCGATCGTAGCGTTTGTTTCTGCCAGATCCTTTTTTGTCTGGTTCAATCTGCTATGTGCTTTACCAGATTCCTTGGCTCCCACGATAGGTGTAGGAATGAAAGCACCAGCGTTGTTATATAGTGTCGTTCTTGATGTATCAGCATTCTTAGCATCCTTTTCTTGCTTCTTCTGCTGCTTTTCAAGCTGTCTTTTCTTCTTGTATGCTGCCTCCAGATCCTCTTGTGCCGCCTTAAGTTTTATCTGCTTTTCAAGCTGTGTAAGATAGGCTGTGATAGCTGCCGTATTCTCATTGATGATCTTACCTTCCTTGGATAGCTCAGCGTTATATCCAGGGATGATCGCTTTCAGCTGTCCGATCAGTTCTATCTTTTTGGAGTTTGATAGGTTCTCATCGTGGATCTGTGCTTCCAGGGCATCAATCTTTGCAGCCTGGGCATTGAACTCATCAGATGCTTTTCTGGTGTGCTCAGTGAGCTGCTGGGTTACAGTGTCCGTTTCTTCCTCAGATCCTTTGAGCATTTCAAAAGCTGAATAAGCGATACCAGCCAGAGTGATGATCCATCCCAGAGGATTCGCCTTAAATGCCTTCCAGAGGTTCTTCACAGCGAGAGTGAAGGTATTTGTAGCCGCTGTAGCTGTACCAGTGACAACCACCTGGGCTTCCTTAGCCGCATTGTCTGCCGCTGTTGCCGCTGTAGATGCTTTGCTGGCTGTTGTCTCCAGGTTCTTCTTCTCAGTGTAGAACTGGGTCTGTGCTGCCAGAGCTGCCTTTCTGCTGGCTGCTGCCTGGTCTTGCGCTGTAGCCAGACGTTTCTGTGCGGTCTCGATCTTGGTAGCATCCCCACTTTTCTCAGCCCAGTACACTTCGTACTTAGCTGCCTCCACACTCTGAGCGGATGCTATAGCCGCATTCTTGGCTGCTTCCAGCTTGGCATAGGATGCTTTTACTTCGGCTCTTTGCTGTTCCAGCGTTGCCTCCGTTGCCTTGCGTTTAGCCAGTACCTCTTTTTCCAGAGCCGCACGATATGTGGCACTCTTGGCATTCAGCTCTGTTTTCTGGAGTGACATCTTCTGTTCTACAGAGAGCACTCCCATAGCTGCTGCCTCATACCTCTGGCTGGATGTAGTGAGGTTCAAGTTAGATAAGTATTGCTTCTGTTCTGTAGTAAGGAGAGCCGTAATAGCCTGGATCCTCAGAGTTTTCTTAAGGTTCGCCTGTTCCTCAGCCGTAAGCTCTGCCTGGAGTGAAGCCACGTGTGCCTTCTCTGCCTCTGTCATTGCCGCTGTCTGTGCTGCTACCTCACCTGTTAGTGTAGCTCTGACCTTAAGAAGGGCGATCTTACTCTGTTCTACAGTGTTGTTAATGAGTGCAACACCAGTGAAGCCCTTTGTGGCGATAGTATTCAAGACGAGTGCAGCCCTGTACGATCCATAGGCGATCGCTACAGCCTTCACCATCTTCAATATATCTTCCAGGTGCTCCAGGAAGTACCCAGCCGCATTGATGGCTCCAGCAAAAAGATCCTGGTTCTGTTCTCCCAGGTGATCCTGTACTTGATCCCAGGTATCTCCCAGGCTTGAGATCATACCAGTAAGGGATTTCGATTGCTTCTCCATCAGATTATAGAACTGACCTCCCTCATCCGTGAGCTTGTTAAGAACCTTCTGAACGTCTGGGAAGCCGATCTTACCAGCAGATACCATATTGTTGATCTCATCCGCTGTAACACCATACATCTTTGCCAGCTCCTTCACAAGCGGAATGCCTCGACCAGTGAACTGCCTTACATCCGCAGCATACAAGCGACCTTGAACCATCGTAGTACCATACAGGTACACAATATCATTAAGAGGCAAAGACAAACCAGAGGCTATGTTACCCAGTCGAACCAGGGTATCATTTACCTTATCAGCACTCTCACCGTATGCCAGGAGCTGTTTAGCACCGTTAGCAACACCATCCAGATCAAACGGTGTCTTAGCGGCTGTTTCCTCCATCTGTTGCATCAGTTCATGTGCCTTGCTCTTGGAACCCAGCATAGTTTCAAAAGCGATCTCCAGCTGTTGGAACTGACCTCTTACCTGTACGATAGACGTAAGCAAGTTCGTCATGCCTTGACCTACCAGGTAAGAAGTAATATAGGCAGCACCATTCTTAGCAAAGGTTAAGAGTGACTGATCCATTTCAGCCGCCTTAGCCGCTGTAGTATCAGATAGCTGCTTGACCCTTGCATTCATTGCATCAGCCGACACATTGAAGTCCTTTATATCAAGCGTTGCCGCAAACGCTAAACCACCGTTAATATTATCCATAACTTACATGAAGTTTTTAATGAAATTCTTAATATCATCCTTGGATTTCAGCTCGTTAGTGGTGACATTCTGTTCCTCCACCTCATCCTCATCCAGACACCTTGCAGCATCTGCCAGGATCATCTGAACGTTGACCAAGGATATTTGCCATTGCAAATAGTCTAAAGTCCAACCATAGTTTTTACAGATCTCACCTCTGTTTCCCCAGGCAGAATTTAAACCGATTACTCTACTCGATTTTGCTTTGGCTTTGTTGGTTGTGGAAGTTCCACGATTGATCGAATAGAGTTCGTAAAACCCACGGTGTTCATCATCTGGGAAATGATAGAAACAAGTCGTGATAGGGTGTTTACAGTAAGGTGCTCGATAAAGAATGCCTGGAGTTCCTTCACATCCTCATTCTCTGGATCCGTCACCCTCTTGTCGTTGATCACAGCCATTGCAGCGATCTTAGCCATTGTCGGGATATACTTAAACAGCTTCTTGCTCTCAGCTCCTGGAGCTACCTGGATCTTTTCCTCATCAAACTCTATGTTAAGATATTCGGCTCTGATCCTGTCGATCGTGCCCAGATAGAGAGGCTTAACATAGAACCTTCTGAGGTACACCGTTTGCATATTCTGTCGATCGGCTTCTGGAATATCCTCTATACTCACATCCCAGTCTTTCGGGAAACGATCATCATGCCAGATGATCTGGTGGTTAGGGAAGTGGCGATTCCACCAGCTGATCCTCTTTGGCTGTGTCTTGATCTCCATCTTCAAAGGAACACTGAACTTAACACCCATATCAAGGAGTGCCTGGATCGCCTTTTCCTCGATCGCTAGCTTTTGCTCCCTGGTAAGCTCTTTCTTCTTGCTTTCTTCACTCATAGCTTTTTGTGTTTATATGTACTAAAATAGAGAAAGCCCCCCATCCTGGGGATAGGAGGCTTTACACCGTGTAGTTATGAAACATCTTTCTTACATCCCTTATGCTTGACCAGGAATAGTAAGATCCTCAGAATAAACAATAGGGTAGGTTGGTGTGGCTGTCACATCTTCCAGAGAGATACCCTTAGAGGAATAAGTGGTATTCTTAAGTGCTGAAATGCTTGCACATGAAATGTGAAGCGCATCACCAGCAACAGGAAGGACGATCAGAGCCATTTCGATGTTCTGTGCCACCGATGGCTCAGTATATGTTTTCGCTTTCGTATCATACTTACCACCCTCGAAGTCCGCACGGATCTCCTTGGATGGATCCATGATAGAGAAAACAAGTTCGTTTCCTTCCTTGGATACCTGGTTGATCTTCTTGTTAGAAGTCTCACTCTTGTGTGTGGTTGTGGTAGGATCCTTATCCTTGAAGGAGCAAGTATCCTGGTACACATCCACTGGCTTGAAACCAGTAGTAGGCATAATTGTTGGGTCTGCCTTGTTGATAGGCGCATAATAGAGTGCCTTAATACCCATTGTTGATAAAATCATAGTTCTATAATTTTAAAATTACTTATTGTGTCTAATATAGATCTCCAGGTAAACAGGAAAGAAGTGCTCATCTTGATCTTGCTCCTTAGTGGCTGGATCCAGGTGTGAGATCACCCAGTTATATCCTTCCTCAGCATTATAGTAGCTATTCAGAGCCTCGATCGTTGCAGTCCTTATCTCCATCAACCTGGGGAAATTAATATCATACAGGATGGATCCATCTTTCTTCTTGCGCTTGATGTCGGGAACGTGGATATTTACAACTATAGAGCCGACACAAAGATCACTGGATCCCTCGCTACCTTTTGAAAGGATGATCACATCCTCTTTTGTGAAGTCGTGCCTGGTGTAGCCCACCGAGCCTGTTAGCTTCACGGCTTTCAGTTTCTCTTTGAGTAACTGGTAAACCTTGATCTGAATATCTTCAACTGTAATCATAAAGAAATTCCAAATTGTTCCTTTGCCTTCATAGATGCCTCCAGCTTGATCCTCTGGATAACGGCTGGCATTTCTGCCTTTGCCTTCAATTCCGCTGGCATAATGACGTTATAGCCTTTCGCCTCCACATAGGAAGCGTATTCCATACCAGCGATAATGATCAGAGCAAACTGGTGGTTTATCCGATCCATCATTTCCTGGAGCACCTGGAGTGATGCAGCTTTAGCCTCGCTGGATCCCATCATGCCGCCTGTGTTGATGATCTTACCACCCTTAACAACCGCATACCCTATGGAGTTTGTAAGGTTGCCAGTCCGATCAGTGTAGCTGTGCATTTCCTTAGCGTACTTTGCAAGTTTCTCTCCCATGTAGGAGAAATAGTACACTGTAGCGTTTTCAACACGCTCCTGGAACTCTCTTACAGCTTCTGGTATTAGGTTGTAACCAGAAACGTATTTTATCCCCATATCTCCAGATATTTTCTGTTAGCGTTATCTATGCCTTGTACTGTAAAAGATTCGGTGCTTCCATCCTCAAACGTTACCTCTACCTCAGAGCCTATCGTAATGTTCCCCTCAAAGCTCTTATCTATGAATACATCATAGGTGTAGAAGAAGGCTTGACCATCAGCCGATCTGTAGCTGGATGCTGGAATAGACTTGTCTATCTGGCATTCCATACCTTCCTCCCAGATAGGTTCTGAGCCAGTAATGAAGCCAGTATCCTCATCCTTCTCACCACCAGCCAGGGCTGTGTATCTGAATGTTCCGTTACACCTCATAAATTACCAAAAGTTTGATCCATCCTCAACTGTGGGCACATCCAGGTACTCATCAGCATCAAGATCATTCTCAGAGCATAGCCCTTTGATACGATCCTCCAGCTTATCCACTGAATAGCCCTGGGATGATTTGCCCAAACTGTCGCTGGTTAGCACGATCAGCTTCTTCAATACAAAGATTGCAGCTATTGCGATCTTGCTCTTATCCTCTGGTTTGTAGTCACCATCTACATCCTCTGAGGAAAAACCAGCATCCAGTAGGGCTTTTATCATCGTGGGCTGTGAAACAGAATAAGGCTCCAGTTCACCAGAGAGAGCCTGTTTGTTTGTTAATGCGCCCATGAGAGATTACTTATTAAGTTCTGCTTCCAGAGCCTCGATCTGATCAGAAGCGAGAGAAGCGACCTTGTTATTTACACCGTTGAAACCAGCGTTAGCATTTACAGCGGCTCCAATAACAGAAAGGGCTTTCTTGACCTTATTCAGATCATACTCTGTACCATTTACACACACAGTAGTAGGGTTGCCTCCCTCGTTGTTGTCGGATTCTGTCTCAACAGAAACAAGCTCTACAGCACCCTTACTGATACACAAATTCAACCTGGCAGTATCATTCTCAATAATGAGAGTATCACCAGGATTGAGAAGGTTCCCAGTGATCTTGTCACGGAAAACCTTCTTTACCTTAGTTACGAATTTAATCTTTCCCATATATGAATATGTTAGAGAGTTTCGATTGTGCCATACTCAGATCGTGTGACAAACGATTTAGTATCAATGTTTGCGCCCTCTACCGTCTGCTCCTTGAAGCCACGAACCTGTACGCAAGCGATCTCGCCAATACGTGTGATCAGAGGAAGCAAACGACCAGATCCCTGGGTGTACTCAGCGGCTTGCTGTCCTGTAGATTCACCTGTGCGCCACTTAGCGATACGGATACCATTACCAGCGTTGATGTAGTCCACATCCTTTTCCTCCATCAACTGGTTATCCTCGATCGCTGGCTGGATCTCAGCCACCTTGCCCTCTGGCTTGATACAGATGAAGTTATGATCCCAAGGATCAAGTGTCTTACGCTTACCATCCTTATCAATGCCCATTCTGCGCTTAACAACAGTAATGCTAGGGATCTCGTTCTCTGCCAGCTCTGTTTCAAGCTCAGACTTCGTAACAGTCTGATCCTTCTTGTCTGAGCCGTGAACAAGCAAGCGTGTTGCTGGGTTCATGCGCAACCAGTAATAGAGATCCTGGCTCATCAAGATCTCGCCTGGCTCGATACCACGATTTCGGAGACTTGAACAAATTGCAGCGAGTGTGAGGATAGGCGATACCTTACCAGCCTTAACATTCTCATCAGTCCAATTATAGACTGAAATGAGCTTGTTTTCCTCATCCATGCAATAGTCGATCTCAAACTTACGACCGCCTGGGTTGTTTACCTCTGGCTCGAACTGAGCCACACCATCGTTACTGAATGCCTGGAGCAAGATGAAGTCCATAACATCCTTAACACCCAGATAAGCATCCTCCATAGATGCGTGAAGTGTTTTTTCGATAGCCTTAACCTTAGCCGTATCAGAGATATGAGGATTCTCATACACCTCCATCATCTTACGATACTCCTTAGCAGTCATAGGGAACTTGTGTCCCACACGTGGGATCTCCTTAGTCCATGTGTCGAAGCCATCGGCACGTCTGAGAGGTGTAGGAGATTCATCACCGATCAGTGTAGCCATGAAACGGATGTGGTACTTGCCGATCACACCCTCAGCTGTGAGTGACATCTGAGGTGTGTTCCAGTCGCACCAGGTATCACAGTACATCTTCTGGAAGATTGTAGCCTCGTTCTGGCTAGCCTTATCGAAGGTTTTCCTCCATGTAGCCAGGAGATCCAGAGGCTTACCGTCTTTCACAAGATCCGTAAAATCATTAAATATTGATCTCATAAGTCGTACTTAAATTTTAAATGTTAATAACTCTGTGTGAGAAGAACGTTGGCATTACCCTTCAATGCTCTACCATCAGCAGACTTCTGGGAAGCTGGGATAGGTGGCACACGTCTCTCAAACATTCTGTAATTAAGTGTGTGATCACATACATCTACCTGTGATTCATCCTGGCGAACATCTGTGTCTGTGATAAGGACAGCGTTAGCTGTGCCGATCTCAGCGGCATTTTCACCAGACTTAACAACCTCCTGGATGATGTTATCAGCAGCCAAACCACTGATAGCAGCAGAAAGAGTGATCTCACATGAGTTTGGAGTTTTCACTACCTTAGTGATAGTAACCGCACTCGCCCAGGTTCCAGAGATAGCTCCAGCCTTAGCAACACGATCGCCTTCACAGAAGATAGGCTCATAGAACTCATCAACATACAGGGTAACGGTTGTACCCTTGACAGACAAAACCTTTGCAGTCTTTACTACCTTAACTGTGCGCTTCTGCTCATCATAGATAGCCAGTGTTCCAGCTGGGATCACGTCACCAACACGGAAATTCTGGCTTGTCTTATCCAGATTGAAGCCACCAGGCACGATAGTAGGAGAGCCTGTAAAAATCGGTCTTGAACCTACGAAAGATGCTTTTGTTCCTTTCATAATAACCTTTTTTATTCAACAGTGATACTTTTGAGCAAGGCATCAGCAGCTTCATCTACTTGCTGTTCCGTTGCTGTCTTGTTTTTCTGTTCTCCCTCAGAAGTAAGTCCCTCAGTAATGAAATCCTGTTTGAAAGCCTTGACGGTCTCCTCAATATCCTCATCATCCCCGATAGACTTTGCAAGTCGATCACGGAACTTAGTTGGGATCTTGTGGTTCTCCATCGCTTCCTTGATAAGTTTCTGGCGATCCTTGGTCTTACCATCGGCCTCGAATTGATCCATACGCTTTTCAAGTTTCTTAAGAAGCTCCAAAACCTGGTTATCGGTATTTTGAGGTGGATCTTGGTCACCGTCTGGATCATCATCATCACCTTCACCATCCTTGTTGGCTGGCTTCTGTTTCTTCTGATCCTTCTTGTTCTTTGGATCCTTCTTGTTGTTCGCCCACCTTGCAGCCTCTGACTGAGTACTAACAGCCACTTGCTTAATCTGGTTTGCTACTTTGCCGATCGCCTCCTCATCAGTCGAATCATCTTCAATACTTCCACCGATAGCTTCGGTTAAAGCCTTAAGACACTCCTCTGACAAGCCAGTGTCTTTGCACTGATCTTTAACTTTTGAAAAGAGTAACTTGTTCATATTGATACTTAAATTTGTTTAAACACCGCAAAGATAGGAAAATTTTCTAATATGCGTATAACATACGCATAATATTTTTATTTTTATAACATTAAGATTTTCAGCGTTTTATGCACACTTGATAGAAAACAGATCGAAAATAAATAGAAAATAAATCTAAAAATGTTTGGTGTATTCAATAAAAAACACTATCTTTGCACCTGTGTTTCAGATACACACATCAAATGCAAGTTTAATTTTTAAATTATTACATCATGTTAAGATCAGAATTTGAACAAAGAGTTAATTACAAGGTGACAGAAGAAGAATTTAAGTCCATCAATGAAATGTATATGGATACAGATCTGGATAAGGATGACTTCTGTTTGCTCTATAACACCTCAAAGGTTATCACCCAGAAGGTGGCAGACGTTGCACGTGAGAGAAAACAGCTCAGAGAGGAAAAGATCCAGTTAGGCTACTGGATGGCAGATCAGTTCCAGAAGCTGGGTACTATGGATCTCCATCCACACCAGGATTATCAACACGGCTGTTAAGGTGATCGGTATCAAGATCGACAATATGAATTTTAATTGTGATTAATATGGCAAAGGAAAGAAGCATCATCCACGTTCACCTGGATAAGCCTTACCTGGGTGAAACTGACTGGTATTTCGGATCGGTATCAGCGATCTACGACACGATCCCTACAGAGGTGATCGGAGTGAAGGCAAAGAGTACCTGGGGAAGGTTCAAAGGCAATACCTACAGATCCAGGTTCGCCACGATCAAGCGTGGAACCTTGCACACTAAGAAATCTAAGAGAGGAAGGTTTTAGCCATCCTCTGAGCTACATAAATGATAAAAGGGATCCCAGAAATGAGATCCCTTTCTCTGTTTCCATGTTTCACAACAGAGTAACAAAAATAACGTTTAATTAAATTTTATGTACGAAAAAACTAAGAAGCCTTTTGAAATATCGCTCATTATCCTTGATCCAGTATGGTAGCGTTCCCTTCTTCTTTGAAACCTGGTAGCGTTCCCAGTTCTGATCAAGCCAGGTAGTGAAGCACTGAGGCATTTTCTTGATCTCGTTGTCGGAATCGACCAGCTTACTACTCTTGTTATCCATGAGTTTACCGATCATATCCTGGATCTCATATTCTGCCGCCAGTACTGGAACCATGTAACACCTACAGTTAGGATGCCATCCAGTCCACTTGAAATCTTTGGGATAGAAGCCAGCGAGATCATCACATATATCTGGGTATGGATGGTTATTACTCACCTTGATCTCACACCCCACAACAAAATCAAACGTCTGCCAGCGGTTGTAATCAGCCGTTCTGTATGCTATATTCGTTTCTGTTCTGGCTAGCCTCTGGGCATTCCTGGCAGATGATCTATACACACCCATGCCAGGATGGTACTTCCTGGGATCCTCATTCACCCACTGATACAAGCCAGTCTTGCGGTCATAGATGCGCCTTTTCCAGATCCTTCCATAGATCGGGTTTCCGTTTTCATCCTCACCAGTCTTAACTCGGAATCTCCTGTAGAACCGATCTGGCTCATTCAGAAGATGCTTGATCCTGGCTGCAAGACTGTTGGCTGCTGTTCCTTCTCCCAGAGCCAGGTCTATAGTGTCCTGGAGTTCCTGTTTGAATAAGCCCACATACATCCACACTCGCTGTGACAGGTTCATTCCGTTATTCTTCCTGGTGAAGAAGGCATCCAGAGCTTCCATGTTTCGGTGGAAGAACTTAGCGTAATGGTTATCCTCTATAGATCTGGCTCCAAAGATCGCCTTAACCAGGTTGTCATTATCCTTATTCGCCTTATTAAACTCAAAGGTAATATCCTTGCGGTATTCCTGGTATAGCTGGGAATACATATTTCGGAAAACTGGAGTTACATCCTCGCTGTATCCGTAATCTGTGAAGCTGAAAGGCTTATCATCTTCCAGATCACACTCCTTGATGATCTCTATGATCCGATCAAAGGCTCCCTGGTAGATAGTCTTGATCCTGGAGGCATACGTATTCGTGCGCTCGATCATAGATCTATGTAGAAGTTCATAATCTATTTTCATGCCTTTTTCATTTTGAAGTGATTGCAATAATCGTGGAAAAGGAAAACAGCCCACTCACGATAAGGACAGCGACCAATAAAGAGCACTCCCTTAACGCTCATTTCGTGGTGATCATAGCAATGGGCACAGTCTATGCAATGCACATCGCTAAAGATCACATCTGGTTTCTTCTTTGCCATCCCTTAGTCTGCCGGCTGGAAAACGTCTTGCCTGTTCATTTCTGCTTGCTGCTTCAAACTTTCCTCTCTCTCATCCTTGATCAAGCCCAGCTCCTTCTTGGCATTCTTAACCAGGTAGGAAAGTTCAAGGGTTGTCTGGAGTGACAGAGCACCAGCACCGAACATCTTAAGCACATCTGTAAGCACATCGCTTGAATCCTCGCCAAATGGCTGCTGGAAGGTATGTGTAACCACCAGCTTCTTGTATTCCTCAGCATGAGCATAATCTAGCACATTAGCGAGAATAGCTAGCATAAGGTGTGCGTGACGGTTCATGTAGCCATCGTGCTTTTCCTTGTGTCGCTCTGCCTTCACCTCTGCCAGGAGGAACACCTTCACGATCGCCTTAGCCGACAGGTTGCCCAGGTTCTTCATAGAATCCAGGTTGATCTGAGGTGTGAAGGAGAAGTTCATAATCTTGTTATCAAGCCTCTGGTACTGCTTTTCCTTAGCATCAGAGCTTTGATCCCAGGATAAGTATTTCAGTTCACCACCGTTCTTAAGCACAAAGAGCTTCGCTTCTTCTTCTTCCTTTGGAAGGTTATTCAGAATGTCTGCTGTTGCTACCAGGGCTGGGTTCGCAAAACGATCCACCACATCAGCATCAACACTCTCCATGTTCTCGACACGCTCGATCATCGGCTGCACTGAAGCTGCCTCTGGTTTCTGCTCCAGAAGAAGCACAGGGATCTTGCCGATCGGGTTCTTTCTTTTGTTCACATTCCAGCCTACTGAACCTCTCTGGCACTCATAGATCGTATCGTCTGTGTAGATGTCTATATGATGTACGGTGTGCCCTCCAGCCTCAGTAACGTAATAGCCCCAGGCAAAAGCCGTAAGCCTTCCATACTGATCCTTGATGGTGTAGATCTCATCATCCTCATCCTTGCACAGGCACTTAAGAAGGAGCCTCGGCTTACCTTCACGATCCTTATACACATGATAGAGGATGGCAGATGTACCCTCAGCACCAGCGGCACGTTTCGCCTCTCGGATGATGGAATCAAAACGGCATTCCTCATTCAGCTTTGTGTAAGCATCAAAAGCAAAATCTGTGTTCTCGGTATATTGCGCCCAGAGCACAGGCTTACCATAGAGGAAAACCAGGGATACCTCGTTGATATACTCCTGGTATGGCTGGGGGATCTTCCAGCGTTTTCTCCATCTGAGGAAATTACCCTTCTTGTCAAATACGGCTTTATCCTTGCGATCCATGATCTTGTGTGATCCGATCTTGTAATCTTTGAGGTTCTTTGCCGCTACCTCGCTCCAGTCGGTCATTAAGCCTACGGCTCTGGTTATATCACCAGCCTCCAGGAGTTCATCGAAAGACTGCTTGTAGCCTACAGCCGCCTTGATGTTGTTTGTGATACTTGAAAAAATACCCATAGTTATGTAATTTTGATTATATATCTAAGACTGGCAGACGATCCTCTATATCATCTGGAATCTCCACCTCATCATTAATGAGATAGTCTATTGCGTAATTAGTAACATCGACCCACTCATCATGTGCCACAGCTGGGAACTTGGTGACTTGCTCCAGATAGTTCTCGTTCCATTCGCCTTCTACCAGGAACACACGTCCACACTCGATCTTTGCGCTGTTAGCTTGCGCTCTCACTTCCTTGGAATCAACAGGTGAAGGAGTTTTCACCACATTCAGATCTGTTTGATCCTGGAGCTGATCCACTACAGAAATACCATTTGCTTTAGGCTCTATTCTGATCGTTGATGATTTTGTGTATCCATGTGCCTTCTCATATTCTGGGATCCAGCGGATCAGCTCTGGAAAGTTCTTATATACGGAAATAGCATCCGTGATATACATATAGTTTCCTATGCGGCACGCTGCAATCTGACCAGAAGGGTCATTCCCACTGTTCTTTGTGTATGCTGTATCCATGAAGAAGTGGATGATCACATCCTTATTCTTGATGCCCAGGAACTCTGGAACTGAGATTTTACGGAACCAGTCACGCTTCCAGATCGTACCTCCAGCCACAGAAGGATGCTGCTGATAGAGAGCTGTGAAGGTTCTGAGTGATTTCCTTTCCATCGCCCTCAGTCGCTCCAGAGAGTGCCTTTCCTCCCAGAGTGCTTCACCTGGCTTACGTGGATCCTCTGGGCTTGGCTCATCCTCCTTGATCGCTGGGATGGATAGAACCTCCCATTCGCCAGGTTCCTTCTTAAGGATCTTGCCAGCCAGATCATCTTCATGCCATCTGGTCATAATAAGGAGCTGCTTGGATCCATTGTGCAAACGAGTAGAAAGAACGTCCGTGTACCAGTCCCAGACACGCTGCCTGTACGTATCAGAATAAGCCTCGATCTTATCCTTTACAGGATCGTCAATAATAGCTATATCGGCTGGTGTACCAGTAAGAGATCCAGTAACACCCACAGCCTTATAGAAACCACGTGAGAGAGTATCGAAGTAGTCCACATTACGCTTCAAACCTCCACCACCTCTTTTCGGGATCTGTGTATCTGGAAACAGCTCCTGGTATTCCTTGCTATCCATCGTTAGCTGGATTGATCTGGAGAAACTTTCTGCCAGGGTGGAACTATAGGAACACTCCACGATCTTCAAAGATGGATCCCTTCCAAATGCCCAGGCTGGGAACCTACGTGATACGATCTCACTCTTTCCATGCTGAGGTGGCACAAAGATCATCAGCTTCTGGATCTTGCCTTCCAGGAGTGCCTGGCACTTATCAGCTATAAGCGTGTGAAACCACTGCCTCTGGTAGGAAGGCATAGTATAGTTAAGGAAGATCGCCAGCCTATCCTGTGCAGCCCTCCTATACTGGAGCCTCTTAAGCTCCAGCTTTCTTTTTAACATTGCCTTCTTATCCATATTACTAACTATTTAAATCGGTGTCGATCTTGTCGATCTCTGCCTGTATATCTTCATCTGAAAGATCATCATCGGATGCTTGCGCCTGGATGATGTTGTTATCAATAGGCTGTGTAGCCTTACCCCAAAGAAATTCTATGCACCAGCGTAACGTGTCGCTCTTGCCGGCATTCGTTTCCTTGGTTATTGCGCTGGTAAGAGAAAGATAGAGCTGCCACACGGAATCAGATGCCTTGATCCCTGGTGGAACCTCGCCAGACTTAAGTTTCTGCTGGATCTCCTTAAGATCCTGTCCCATCTTATTGTTAAGGATCATCGTGTTTCTTGGATCTCCAGTAAGTACCAGCTTGATCACGTCACAGATCTGTTCACGGCTCAGATCACCCAGCACAGAAGAAGAAACGTCCACACCGTACTCCTTTTTGAGCACAGTGAAGATCTTTGGTTTGCGCCTGTTCTTAGGCTGGTAATCGGATGAAAACTCCTTTCCCCTATGTTCACCTTTCTGTATTCTTCCCATAACCTTTAATGTCGTTTTGCCATCGTTTCGTTTTTTAGGACAAATGCGTATCAAGTACACACCTTACCCATAAAAAGAAAATCTGATAGTAGCAAAATACACATCAGATTTCCTGGATTTATATAAAAGTAAAATGGCACACTATTTAGCTGCCTCTGCCTCCTGTTGCTGGTTGTACTTGTCATATACCCACAGCACCAGATCATCAAACTCATCATCTGGATATTCATCCAGAATTTCCTCAGCCTTGTTAATCACGCTATCCAGGTTCTTCTGATCCTCTGGATTTTCTGGTGAATAAGTGTTGATCTCATCATTCTTGTAAGCCTCGATCGTCTTGATCTCTGCCTCTGTTAATTGAATCTTTTTCATAATTTCTTGCTTTTTGTTGTTTGTTACTGGAATATTCTATCTCGTTGCCCTTTGGTTAGAGCTTGTATTTCTTGATGATACCACGCACAGCACGTGTATATCTGTCCTGGTCTCCACGTACTGCCTTAGCTGAGGTTTCTGCCCAGAACTCATTGATGTTTGTCTTGGCATACTGACCATAGCCCTTCTTCTTGCGATCACGTGTCCAGGCATTGTA